GGATTTCGATTCTGCATTTTCTGGCGTATCTTATCTTGTCCGAAATCACATCGGCTCCTATGCCGAGCTTTTCTGATATTCCAAGAGGTGGAATCCCGGCTTGTGCAAGCCTGATGATTTCCGATCTTAGTTCTCGTCTAGATTGCGGGCTCATGCTGCAATCCTAATCTCACGACCAGACGGCATATAAATGCCTCGATGCCCGGACCCTGCGGACGGCTTTGGCCTGTGGACATCGGCATCCGCGCATAGCTCGCGAGCGTCAGTCACTTGCGCAAGCATTTCGAGCACGTGGGACCGAGACGTGCCGAGACGCCGAGCGGTTGACGGGATATCCAATCTGCCAATGTGAACTAGAGAATCAGCTTTCCAGTGTGTTTCTGTGAGCCGTGCCAGTGCTGCGTCCTCTTCCGCCTTTGCCGTCTCGTATTTTGTTGACATTACTTCCCCCGTGTGGCTATTGTTCGCCTGTTATTGCTCCGTATACTATATAGGTGTTCCGGAGTGGCTGTTGCCTATACGGATAGAGTGCGCCTCAGCGCAGGCGGAAATCAAGAAATGTGCGACAATAAATGTCGATTTTTCAACCGATTCTCTTGATTTCCGCGTTTTCGGTTCGTACTGTATACGAGGGACACACAACGCACGGGAGCGCGCAAGATGTTTTATGACGCAGATGGAAAATGGCGGAAGCCAACAGATGGAGAGATGCAACAGATCTGGCGTGAGTGCCGCGAGGTTTCGTTAACGAAAGAACAGCGGGCCGCACAACTGGACGCCGCGCTAGACAAAGCTTTGGATGCAATGGCATCGATGGCGAATGTTAAACCAGTATGCATAGAGCCGTATAAGGCACCGGAAAGTGGAGACGATTATATCCGCATGCTAACCGGGATTGGAAAACTACCACCTGCGATTTTCGAATACGTCGAAGGTATAGGTCCAGAAATTTATGTCGAACACGGAGACTGGAATTGGAGCGTTACAAGGAGGGGACACGACTGGCACGTTGAAGCCGTTGACGATAGCCATGATTTCCTAACGCCGATGCAAGCCATTGACTTCATCCGTGATGAGATCCGGTCACTGCTTCGGTCAGAGAAAACGGTTACCGCCGAGGTGTTTGCCGCCGACCTGAACGCCCGCGGAATCAAGGACGCCACCGTCAATGGCAACCAGGTCAGGATCACGCACCAGGGCCGGAAGCTCGTCGCCAAGCAGGTCGCGCCGAAGCGCAAGTCGCACTGGGATGTCATGGAAAACGGAGTGTCAATCCTGCCGAAGGGTCCTATGCCTTGGCATTGGGCGGCTCACGAAATCGAGCACGTCGGTGTGGTTCGGAAGCCATTCCCACAGTTGCCGTCCGTTCCTGGAATCGATGCGGTCGTCAGTGATTGGCAGGCAAAACGTCGGGAACCCAAAATCTGCAGGCTGTCGGATTTTCCTTCCGCCGTCGCCAACACCCTGGTTCCTCCAACCGCAGCGGCTCCGGTTGCCACTGTGGCTCCGGTTGCCGTGCGGTGGAGAGCGTCACCTTTCAGCTTGGATTTCACGAAGAGGGTGCGGGCCGCGACGCTGGAAGCGACGATTTGCGCCGCAGTTGCCCGCCTTGAGGCACTTTAACCCGGGCGGCATCCTCATCGGCCTGGGCTTCGATTTCAGCTTCATAGTGTGCAGCGGCATCGGCGTCCTGGATTAACGGAACGCCGTTCAACCATTCGAACGCGTTGCGTTTGCGGCTCTTGTCGTAACGGTAATCCGCCAGGATGTTGTTCGGTGTGAACCGGAGGAGCACTAGGCAGGCTTTCAACTCTTGTTGGAGGCGCACGCGGATGGCTTCGAGTTCGTCGCCTTCCGATGACGCCATTTTTTGCGAGAGTTCGGCAACTTGCGCGAGCCGGTCACCGAGGCCGCCGCTGTATTCGAGGGTCTTGGTTTCCTTCTCGGCATCCTTTGCCTCTGATTTCAGGCGCGCTACGGTCTGAGCTGCTGCCCTGATCCGCGCTGTCACCGCCGGATCGTCAACGTCGCCAAGTGTTTCGAGAAGCCTGTCTCGCATGCGTTCAGCTGCTTCGAGTTGCCCCTTGATGGCAATGGACCGTCCAAGCGCGTTGTCCAGAGCGCTTTCGCCTTTGCCGAGGACAGCGTCCAGATCCAGGCGCACCACGTTCGCAAGGATGATTCGTTCGGCCTTGTCGTATCGCCAGGACGCTGGGCTCTCACACGGCATGCCACGCGTCAGGCTATCGCAAACCAGATATTTACCGCCCTTCGGCGGCGCGCCTTTGTTTACGAAATTCATCGTACGGCCGCAGGATTCACATTTGCATAGGTGTGTGAACAAGTTGGCAACTCCCTTTCCTTTGGGTCCACCCTTGCCGCGTCTGCCAGTCCGGGCGGCTATGGCTCTGTAAAAAAGTTCCTCATCCACCGCAGGCTGATAGTAACCGGCGATTTCCGGTCCTTCCGGTGTGCGGCGCACGTCTTTGCGTGGCTTCACATGCGGCTGGTTGTAACCAAGGACAGCACGGCTTCCCAAAATCTTCGCGATATACGAGCTGCGCCACCCGTTTCCGTTTTGCCACGATGGCACACCCTCTCGGTTCAGGATTCCAGCGACCTTGCGTTGACCAAAACCGTCGGCCGTCATCTCAAAAATTCGACGGATCACCTCAGCGCGCTCGGGAATCAACTCCATCTTGGCACCGGCGCGCACGTCTCCAACAACGCGGCACCAAGCAACGCATCGGCCTGTGAGGGCTTCGCTTGTTTTGGTGCACCGATCCCTTTTGGCTCCCCATGCCTTCGAGACGCGATCCGATTTCGTTTGTGATTCCTCGTGGGCGCGCGCCATCAGGACGACCGAGAGCATCAACCTGGTCCAGTCGTTCTGGACAGACTGGCTTGAATAGGACTGGCCGTCGAGCAGCGTGACCACGGTGATACCTGACCGTATCAGGCTCAGCAGACCTTCCATGGCCGCCAAGACGTTCTCACGGCTTAGTCTGTCTAGGCTTTCGACGATCAAGGTCGACCCGCGTGGAACGTCACCTCTCTCGATAGCCTGCCGGAATCGCCCCAATGCTCCGTCACGGTTGTTCGAGCCGGTGAATGCGGACACGCCTAAATCACGAAGCGATGTGTCCAGGGTGAGGTTGTTTGCGGCCGCGTATTTCTCAGCGGCCTCCATCTGCCGCCGTAGCGAATCACCTCGCCATTGTTCGGGTGTGCTGAAGCGTACGTACGAGAAGGCCAACTGTGAGGCGGATGCGTTCATAGTCCGTTGATAAACCTTAACGGTCTTGCCTGCGAGTTCCGATTTGTTGCGTGTTTAATAGGTCACAACCTGCTGAAGTTGTATCCTATTAAATCAGATAGCAGATATGCGTTTAGTGATGGTCTAAGCGTGATAACTCGGCCTCTAGGGCCGTTTTTATCGGATCTGGTTTCCACCCGGGTTGGGGTGATGGTGACCTGTGCCGGGTGCCGAGGCGCTGCAATCATCGATGTCGAGCGCGCGCTCGATGTAGCCGGAATCAATTCCCGGTTGGCTCACATCCCATGGTCGTGCCGCCACTGTGGAGGCGTCGCGTCATCGGCTGAGGTCATCGGACTGGGCTGGCGCGTCGGTCCCATCAATCTCACACCATAGTATACGGTGTCGGTTGCATTTCTTGTCGCTATGCCGGAATATGCTGCCCGGTCGCCGCGGATTGCCGCGGATTGCCGCGGAGAAACCGATGGGCAAGGATGGAGCCGATTCCGCTCGGGTGACAACTAGCCTGTCTCGCGCCCAAAAGGCGGAGCTGGAACGCATCGCCAAAAAGCGCGGCGTTGCGATGGCTTGGCTTCTCCGACACGCGCTGGAACGCTTCATCGAGTCAGAACACGGCGGGCCGATGCTCCCATTGGATGGTGAGCATGGATAGCGTCGAACTTTTCGGCGGCTGCGGAGGTCTCGGCCTTGGGTTGGCCCGTGCGGGTTTCAGGTCGAAAGCGTTCATCGAATGGAACGACAACGCTATCGACACCGTGCGGGAAAACCGCCGCCAGGGGGTTGAGCACATTCGGGATTGGCGCATCCTCCATGAGGATGTCCGAAAGGCCAACTGGACGCCTTACCGTGGCAAGCTCGCTCTCGTATCGGGTGGTCCTCCGTGTCAGCCATTTGGAATCGGTGGTAAGCAGACAGGACACGCTGACGCTAGGGATATGTGGCCGACGGCGATCCGTGTTGTTCGCGAGGCACGTCCGGACGCGTTCCTATTTGAGAACGTCCGCAACCTGGCCGGTCCAAAGTTCCGCACGTATCTCTCATGGATTGAGCACAGCCTTCGCCACGTTTCTGATGTCGCCCGTGTCGGTGAGAGCCACTTGCAGCATCTGGAACGCCTTATCGAATCAACGCCAGAGGCTGACTACCGAACATCCGTGAGCGTCGTGAATGCCGCCGATTTCGGGGCACCACAGGAGCGGTATAGGGTTCTGATTGCTGGGCTGCGGTCGGATCTCAAGCGCGAACCAGGACACCCAACGGCAACCCATTCACGGGACGGGTTGCTGTGGGACCAATGGGTGACCGGTGACTATTGGCGACGGCACGGATTCGAAATGCCCGATGATAACCATGTCCCGAAGATGTATCGCGCTACCGTCGAACGACTACGCACCATGTCGAAGCCTAACGGGTTGCCGTGGGTCACCCTGCGGGATGCCATTGCCGACCTTGGTGAGCCGGACGGCATGAACAATCACACATACCAGCCAGGGGCGCGAAGCTATCCTGGGCATACCGGTTCACCGCTGGACTGGCCTGCCAAAGCGCTGAAAGCTGGGGACCATGGCGTTCCCGGTGGAGAGAACATGATCCGGTTTGATGATGGCAGCGTCCGCTATCTGACCATTCGGGAATCTGCCAGATTAGTTGGGCTTCCGGACTCATACACTTTTGTGCGATCGTGGACTGAGAGCATGAGGTGCCTGGGCAATGCGGTCCCGGTCCAGCTCGCGGAGGCTGCTGGGCTATGGCTCGCCGGAAAGCTGAACCAACGTCGTTCATACTCGACGCCGAGGAAGACCAGGAGGAAAGCGGCGTAATCGAAGGAGACCTTGCTGATAGAATCGCAGCCACATGCCCTCAACCTGTATCCGCATCCTTTCCAGGTTACGGGGAATATGAAATCAACGTGGAACAAGTCCTCAGGGAAGAGCTTCCGGATGCGTTCTCCATGGTTCCAGAAGCTCCATTAAACCCTGATTTTATTGGACGAATCCCTCTTGGATATAAGGGAGCATACATTCTCTTTTACGACCGAATACCCGTGTATGCAGGCAAGACGGACACACGGCATGGCTTCCGCGACAGGCTCTTGCGGCATTCGAAATCAGTCCAGCATCGTGTGAACCTTGACCCAGCTCGCATGTCGTTCAGGGCACTCCGAATCATGGTGTTTTCGGCATTTGATGTAGAAGCAATCCTGATTTCAGAGATGAGGAGCAGGAACCAAGCATACCTTAGTTGGAACGATTCCGGTTTTGGATCCAATGACCTGGCAAAAAGCGAGACGACGGGGAGCCAGCAAAGTTTGATGTGACGTATCCGATTCATATAGACCGCCAACTTGGAACCCTTCCTGAACGGCCTTTCTCCATACGTGAGTTGATTAACGCTACGGCTAGTGCGGTCCCTTACAAACTCCGATGCGGAAAACTATTTGAGCACGGAGACATCATGGTAATGCCTCCATCCGGAAATTTGACGATGCGCCAAGTTTTGCACACCGTTATGAATGTGCTGCCTTATGAATTCCAAGCAACCGTCTTCGATGGCCGGGTGATCCTGTATCGGCAGGAAAGAGAATACGATTACGCCAGAGAAATCATCCGAGGGCGCTCATTCGTTTGACGGACACACTGACCCAGTCTGAACGCTCGGAGCGGATGGCGCGTGTCAAGGGCCGCGACAGAAAGCAGGAGATGGCTGTCCGTAAGTTCCTCCATGCGTCCGGCCTGCGGTATCGGCTTCGCCAACGCGTTGCCGGTGCCCGTCCAGATCTGGTTTTCACCACCCGACGGGTCGCCGTATTCGTCCATGGTTGCATGTGGCACCAGCACCCTGCTTGCAAGCGTGCACGCATGCCGAAATCCAAGCTGGATTTCTGGAAACCAAAGCTGGAAGGAAACCGAGAGCGTGACAGGCACCAATGTAAGGAACTGGAAGCCGCTGGGTGGACGGTGGTCACTGTCTGGGAGTGCGAGGTTAAGGACCGTGAGCGCCTGCAGGCGGTGGTCGACGAAATCAAGGCAGTTAGTTTGGCCGACCGCGCAGTGGCAGTCCCTGAATCCGTGCGTAAGCCGAATCGCAGTCGGCGTCCCATGGGAAGCGCCCATTTGGATCCGGGAGAACCACCTGCAGGAGCCTAAACGTATTTGGGCGATAGCGTTCTGATGCTGCCCTTGCCCATTGGCGCGCCTCGCCTATCGGCAGTTCCTTGAAATGGACTGGGAAGCCTTCGATGATGCGGTCACTGGTTGATCCGTCCTCGTATACGTCTCCGTCCTTGATGTGTCCGGCGGCGACATTGAGCAGCTCGTGCATCATGCCGACGTCCAGGCCGACCATCAGCAACTCCGGGTGCCGGTGCTTTTCTGTTAGCCCAATCGTGTAGGCGGAGCTTGGCTGGCCATGACTCGGAGGTATTTTGATAACGCACCACCCGGAACGCTGGATGGCGTCGGCTATCTGCACCCGGGCGCGGTCGAGTTCTGTGCGGCGGCTCATTCGGCCCGTCTAGTGCAATCCGGCGTCTGATGAAAGCTGATGCGCCTTCGATTACATATCGGAAATAGTGGTGATCCGCAAAGAAATCGCTTGACACAGATCCGGCGGGCTAATAAGGACCGGCGCTGATTGGCCCTGGACACGAAAACCTTGGCCACCTAGTGCGCCGATTTTATCTGGCTTTCTCCCTGGAGACGACTCCAGGGCTCGGTCCGGGGGTCGCCCCGTGATGCGGGGGCATAGGTTCCGGGCGGGCGCACGGGTGGAGGACTACCAAGGAGCCGCCACCAATGAGCACAACCCAAACCTTACTGGCGTATTTCGCGGACACTCCGATGGCGGAGTCGGTCCCGTCAATTTGGTATCCGTCCGTTGGGACAGGAACGCCGGACATCCTGTTTTTTCGCATGCCACAGGTCCTCTCCGGTTCCGGTGGTTTTCAGGCTGTGTTCGTGGAAAACGATGAGGAGCGGAGACTCGCTGACCTGTCGTTGGACCTCCCAATGCTTGTGAATGGCAACTCTGTTAGCTTCCGGAAATCAATCATCGAGCTAATCGGCAAGGACTCCACGCTTCCGCCAACTGGTAGCACCCAGGTGATTTTGTATTCCGCCCCGGCTCCAGGATGGCCGTTCCTGGTCGTGGCAGTCGGCTCAGTCAATCGTACAGGTTTGGAACTGGGGCGCACCAGGTATGGTTGGGAAACTTTCCGGACAAAGGGTAAAGCCTTGGCGTATGTGCGAAAGCTATGCAGGCTATAATTACACCTGCGTGGCCGGAGGTGACCATGGCATCCGGCAACCTTCCCGCCCTCCAGACCTACAAATATGCCTGAAAACCAACAGCTTTCCATGCTTGCTTGCAAGCAAGTAGACCGGCAAACCAACCGGCTTCATGGATTCCTTTTCAGTATACATTCATGTCAGCCAAGCGCTACGCAAGCCGCCTTCAACGGAGGTTAGGAATGGCCATTGTTTCTTGGGTTTCACAAAAGGGTGGCGTCGCGAAATCTGCACTCAGCAGGGCGCTGGCCGTAGAAGCCGCCAGAAGCGGCCTGCGTGTGAAGATTGCTGACCTTGACCCAGGCCAGGGTTCGACAACCGAATGGTACCGCGACCGTGTGGCGGCAGGATTGCAACCAGAAATCGCCGTGGAACTCTTCTCGTCGGTCAAGGCCGACGTGTCTGGTTCTGACGGCTACGACCTTCTGGTGTTCGATGGACCCGCGAAAGCTGACTCCGCCACGCTGGAACTCGCTAGGATTTCGGATCTCGTTGTCCAGCCCGTGGGCGCGTCGAAGGATGATTTGAGGCCAGCGGTCAGGACGTTCAACGCGCTCACGAAAGCCGGTATCCCGAATGGTCGTCTACTTCTGGTTCTGGCGCGCATCTCCACTGAAGCTGAAGCCATGGCAGCTCGGGTGTTCCTTCAGGAGGCAGGCTACAACGTGGCCGATGGCTACATTCCAGAACGGGCTGCCTATCGTTCGGCGCAAGACACTGGGCGGGCGATCACTGAAGTTAGGTATCCGACTTTGAGGGCGACCGCCGAGTCGGTAGTGCAATCCGTAATCGATGCTGCGGTCTCCAGTGCCAAAACCCGAGAGGTGGCGTGATGGCTGTCGACGCTAGCAAGCTCCGGGGAAGGTTTGGCACGCCGCCGGCGGACGCGCTGCCGCAAGTGGTGGACGCCCCCTCCGATGAGGAACCCGTGCCGATGCGTGAGCCGGTGATACTGCCGCCGAAAGCCAGGAAGCGCGGTGAGCCTCGCAGCCCCATGACTGTCCGGATTACCGATGGCGTGCAGGACCGCTTATGGAGATCCGCCAATGCGCTTGGAAAATCGCAGCAAGAGATTACCGAGGAAGCGTTGGAGGCATACCTGAAAAAGAAGGGTTTCTGACTGTCTGACCGCCCTGCGTGTTTGATTGCTTGCAAGCATGGCGGTCAACCCATCAGAAACCGTTGCAACAGGCTTGCAGAATTCCGGTGTGAATCATACGCTTGCATGAGTGATTTCGCACTGGGATGAGCGCCATGTCGGAACAGGACTATTTCACACGCCTGAGCGCGGCTGACGACTTCACCAGACTTCCCTATGTTCTCGTCTTCATGTTCGTGCAGCCCTCCGACATCGAAGCCGCAGAACGCCAATTGCACGCACTCCGTCCGGGCGACAAACGTGCCGACTTTGCGGCCGAACTGGGCGAGGCAACCAAATACGCCCAGGGTTACCGAATCGAGTGGGCCGACGATGGATTTGTTGAACCCACGCCTGCCCCGCTACCCGAACCAGCACCGTCACCCATCCGGCTTCGCGGCCTGTTAGCACCACGGCGGCAATGAACGCTTGCTTGTAAGCAAGGAAGGTTGGCGGCAACGCTTAAAGACGGTAGACGCAAAAAGGGGCCGGGCACCAAGGGAATTACCCTGGCACCCGGCCCAAACTTTGTTTTCGATTACGGCCTTGCGCGGTCAGTGCGTGGCAGGCGTCACCTGCGGGTTAACAGCACCCGGAACGGTTGTGGCAACATGAACAACCTTTTGGAGAGCCTCTCGGCAATCGTCGGCGATGTCGGTCTCTTTGTTCGCGTATGTAGCAACTTCGTCGAACCCTGCCCTCCGTCCGTTCACCAACGACGCGTCCGGAGGGCATTCATCCAGGAACCCCTGCCCAGCATCAGGGGTAACCAAAGGACGGAGTGCCTGCGTCTGGATTACCGGAGGCGTGGGAATCTCAGTGCCGCAGGCGGTCAAGAGCAGCAGCGGTAGCAGGGCTTGGAACACAGCCAATCGATGGTTTGTCATTATTGATAGCCTCCGTGATTTTGGCGGTCGTGGCTTCACGAGCAACCCGGTCCGCATGGATTTCGTTTCTTGCTTCGAGAACGACCTTCATTTGAGCGTCGCTCTGCGCCCAGTTTGCCGCATTGTCGTTTGCGATCTTCGTCAGCGTGGTTACCTGATCGGCCAGTGTCGAAACCTTGGCGGCGTTCGAATCGGCGCGTTCGATGAAGGCCATTACCTTGAAACCAAGGAACAACGCGGCGGCCGCACCGAGCGCGTAGGCACCCCACTTCACATACGAAAGCGGATTGAACGATGCGGTAGCCGCACTGACAGCGGTGCCGACAACGGACGACGCCACGGAAGAAATGGCACCCTCGGCCGTCGATGCGGCGGCACCCGCGATTGCTGATTCAATGGACATTGTTGTCCTCCGGTTTCTGGACCGAACCAAGCGCCGACGTCGGAACCGAAGTAGCCAGGGCATCCTGTGCGGCTGAAAGCTGGACATCTTTGCGTGCTGAACTTGCGGATGATCCGAGCCAAAAATTAACAACGGCCACCGCCATGGCGCTCAGCGTTCCGAGCAACACGTTCGCAAGCGTGCCGTTTTCGGCTGGCACCGTATGCGTCAGAAGTGCGGCTGTTGCTGCCGAGAATGCCATAAGCACGACTGCTGATACAGCGATGTGTCCGGCGTGTCCGGCGTGTCCGGCGTTTCCATTGCTGTTCATATGCCAACCCCGAAAGCCTGGCGCGCCGCATTTGATGCCGCGATGCGTTCCTGGAGTCCGAGCATCCTGCGGCCGTTTACCTTCAGCGTGATTCCAGAGATGCCCCATATGTCAGCCAACGGGAAACAGCCGCGGGAATACAGGAACCAACAAGCGGAAACCGCACTACCCTCAGGTGTTTCGCAGTATGCAGATGCCTGTTCTGGCGTCATTTTCAGATAGTCGCCAAGAGCCGCATACGTAAACTTACCGGTGATTTGGATCAGCCCGCGTCCCTTGTATCGGTTCCCATCTCCTGACGCTTCATCACCATTCCCGAGCCGGTTAGCGTAGCAGCGGTTTGCGATTTTCACAGGGTTGCCGACATACCCAGCGGTGCTATCGATGTTAGGAAATTCAGATGGAAACACGCAAACCAGACGTTCGGCGGTCGTGTAACAGGTGTTCTCAATGGTGGTCTTGAACCCGCCAGACTCAACGGTGAACTGTCCGATCGCCGCCGCCATCTCCTTTGGCTTGGTGTCCATCCCGAAACGCCGGAACGCAGTCGTAAGAGCCGGAACCCACACGGACAAGTCCGCATGCGGAGCCGCAGCCCTGAGTGCGGCATCCAGTTTAAGGATTGGTGCAAAAGTAGAAGTTGGAGCAATGGTGGCTGGTGCTGAAGTCATGGTGGTCACCGCAGGCGTTGTTGGCTTGAGTAGATTTTGGATTGCGTCAATGAAGCTCATGGCTCCCCTCCTTTGGCTCTTGCGGCCAATTCTCTGTATTCAGTAGTCGTTGGATGAACGCCGTCCGGCCCCGTGTGACCCCATATGTCCAACACCTCGTCACCATGCATCGAAGCAACAATCCATGCGGATTTCCGCGCCCCGACCGCTGGCAAAATCCACACGACCCGGCGGGCATTCACACGGTCGCGCACGGTTTCCAGTTCGGCCGTCGTGTCCCTGGCCCCGTCATTGGAACCGAGAGAAATCACGACCAAATCATTGGAGAAATTGGCTGTCCGGTTTGCTGCAAATGCCGCGCTGCCAATGCCAACCTTGGCGTCTGTGCGGCATTCCGGAAGCAGGCTTCCGACGCCGACCGCGATGCTATCACCTTCGACCAAGCATCCGACAAGCGGTTTGGTTTCCGTTGGCTTGGCCGAGATGGACGCGACACCAGCCATGACGACGAATGGGAGTGCAAGTAAAACGCGCATGGGATGCCTCCATGAAAAAGGGCCGCTACATTGCTGTGCGGCCCTTTCAGAGTTGGTTTCTGTGTTGGTCAGTGCGGCCAGATTTCGGAGATGGCCACCTTATGAAGCGCTGTGAATGCCGGGACTGCGACGGGTGCCAGCATGACGCAGGCGAGCCCAAGCAGGCAGAGCCACGTGTAAAGGAATAGGAGATTTTGGCGCATCGGATTACCTTCCCGTTACAAGACAAGGGCGATTGCGGCAACTATGATTAGTGTCCACAGCCAGACGAATATTAGGAACTCTTTCATCAGATTTCTCCTACAAGTCGGTCAGCTTCGCGGCCGTATAGCGCTTCCAATTCACGTAGCGTCACAAACCTGTGGCTTTGGATTGAGCCGTCGAAGTCCGTGATTTCCATGATACCATAAGACTGCTTCCGGCCTTGACCAAGTTGGGCATATTCACCGCAATAGAACTCTGGTTGCGAGCTTCCAACATTGAGAGCCGTCACGATTTTGCCGTCGAGCTTAAGGTTTCGACTTGCGCCCCACCTGTGTGTGTGAGCAAAAACGGTATCACGTGTGGAGTCTGCCGACACGATGTTTTCGGGAGCGCCTGATGACCCGCCGACAGGCTGCGACATTATGGTCAATGGAATATGCACATATCCGACATTTCCGAGCCAGTAATACTCGCCGTAATCGGAGAACGTGAAACCAGCATCCGCAAGCGCGTTCTCAAATAGATTGTTAAGAGATCCTTCTCGCTTTGGGTCTGCACCCTTAAAGTTTGTTGTTAGAACGTCGTGGTTGCCCTTGCAATAATGCCGAGCCGTCTGGACACCCGCAGCTATTATCGGGGCATTGAGTGCCCGAAGGTTTGCGATTGCGTTGTTCAGGTCTTGGCGGTTTGACGGCTTCGGCGCTTCTCCCCATGTGGTTTTCTTAGCAACGCTTGCCCAGTCTACAAGGTCTCCAAGATGCACCAGGTTATCCGGCTTGAAGCGAACCGCATGCAGTCCGGCCAATGTCATTACCCGGACTGTCTGCCTGGCGATTGCCGGGTGCAGATGTGAACAACCGAGAGCCAGGACTTTCTTTGGTGTCCGTGATGGTCTGCGACCAATCAAAACGGGGCGAAGCGTGCCGGTTCCGAAAAGGGAGTCTTCGTATTCGTCTCCAGTACCAAGGTATCCGTCTTCTCCATAAGCATCTGGTTCTTCGTCGGGTTCGGGCTGCTTAGGTTCTTTAAGATTTACCGTGATTGCGATCGGCTTCTCGGGTGCTGTCACTGATTGTGGAAGAAGTCTTGTCATGGCAAGCTGTGCATCGGCAAGCTGCTTGACCAATGCTGTCAACTCTGAAAGTTCGGAGGTCTTCCTGGTTGGAATTCCGGCCGCGGCCTTTATGCGAGAACGGATTGTCGACTCTGCAATTCCGGTTTCAATTGCGAGTTCACGGACGGATTTATCACCTCCGTCGCCGGATGGCCCGCGTTTGGCACGTGGCTGTGGTGCTCGGGTTATTTGTTGCATTTTCTTGTTTCCCGTGTTGGGCAACGAAAGCCCATACAAAAGATGTATGCCGCGACACACAAGGAAATCAAGCGTTTCGCGTAAGGAAATCAAAAATAATGCAAGAAATACAATATGTTGACGAAATCAAGGGTTCCTGTTGTTGTTTCTGACGGCCGCTGCCAGCACGTCCAGGGAATTCTTGATATTTGTGGACAGCGATTCCAGGCTGCTCTCGATTTTGCCGAGACGCTTTTCGACATCGAGGACCAGCCGCTCAAGCTTTTGGTCAACGTCGTTTGAATGGGTTTCCAGCTTGTCGAGCCGCTTGTCATGCTCCCGAAGTCTGGAAATTGCGGAACTGGCGTGCCAAATCAGCAGGATTGCGTTGCCGACGATAGCGGCAAACACAACGATTGTGCCTTCGGGGAGAAGATGGGTGTCCATAGTCTAGTCCTCACACCCGCGCATGGTGTCTCATTGTTGGTGGGGGTCGTGATGGTTTTACGTCGGGTAAACCGGAGGGGTCGGCCAGACAGCAGTGTTCGGGTCTTGCTTTGTTATATCCCGGAGAGCCTTCCGGTAAGTGATGGCCTCGGCCTGTTGGTCGGAGGTCAACGGTGAATCCGAGGCTACCATCCAATCAGTGCCGTCTATGATAGGCTTCCGCTGATAACGAATGTCGGCAGGCTTGATTATGCCAGCCACCCTCGGATCGGGCATGGAAAACCCGTCGACAAGCGGCAGTGTCTGAAGTTCCGCCGCAGTGGCAGCGGTCACGTTCAAGACCTCCCAATCGCTTGGGATATACAATGGAATTGGTTCCCCATCCGGCAATATCGTAGCAGTATAGCCAGCAGGATTGATAATTACTTGTGGCATGGACTTGTCCTTAAAAGGAGGAAGCGAACCAGTTCTTGAGAGCGATGTGGTTAGGGAGTGTTCCCCAACTTCCGTCGCCACAGCGATTGTAACCGAACCCGATTAGGTTGAATCCGGCAGGAGCTGGATAAGCGTTGTTTGTATTCGTTGAATTAAGTCCCCATGTGCCGTCTAGACCAGACTCGGACCACTGCATAGACAAGTTGTTTGTGCCTGTCTTGTAGTAAATCGCTCTAAACCAAAGCGAATTCGCGGTAGGGGTAAAGCCAAAACCATTAGGATAGCCGCTTCCGTAAGAAGTAACGGAGTTCCAGTTCTGGTTCGCTATTATGCCTTGCAGATTGTTTTGCACATCCATACCAACAACAGTCCAAGCACCCGCGGCACTACCGACCCATAATCCTGGCGTAAAACCAGACTGGGCACGGCCTCCCCATGAAATTTCGGCAACAACTACCCATCCGTTTGCGCCGACGGCCGGTGGAGCCATGCCCAAAATAGTAAGTTTGTTGCTCCCGCCCATCGGAGACGAGATAATCAAAGGTCCATTTGGATCATCGATTACGGATACCGTTCCGTCGTGGTTTACAGCAGTCCAAACACTGGCATAGTTTCCCTGTCCGGGGCGTGTATAAAGGCTTTTGACACCTTTGATACTCACACCACTTGTAAGATTTGGCGTGAATAGTGTGCCTCCGGCCGACGATACCGCAGTGTCCACATAAGTTTTGTTAGCAGCCTGACCGGATGATGTGGGTGTCGGCACGATGATTGACGCCGAACCCGGGACGGTGAGTCCGCCCGAGAATACCACCAGCTCGGTGACTGTCCCACCTGGAGCCTGGAGCGCGTTGGACGCAGTGACTCCGACAGCCGAGGTGGCCGATGAAGCCGAAGCGAACGCAGAGTCCACGTATCCCTTGGGCGCAGCCTGACCGGATGATGTGGGCGTCGGCACGATGATGGACGCCGAACCTGGGACGGTGAGTCCGCCCGAGAACACAACCAATTCAGTGACTGTCCCACCGGGAGCCGGGAGAGCAGCAGACGCCACCACACCAACCTCGGTCAGCGCGGTGGACAAATCCGAAATCTCGGACCCAAACTCCGTCATCAATGTCGCGAAGCCACCGAACTCGGAATTGAGGGTCGCCACACCAGCATTGGCCGTCTCCGCCGATGCGGACGCCGCGTTAGCTGCGTTCTGGACAGCGCTGATTGATGCGTTCAAGGAGGCCGCGCGCAAAGTTTGGCTTGTGTTAAACGGAGTAAACAGGCTTCCGCTCATTGTAGTTTTCCTATTCTTGTTTGCGGCGTCTAGGTGGTAAGGACGGCCCCAATGAAAGGGCCGTCCTGTAGTTTGTTGTTATACCACCGAGTTATTCGTCTGGAGTCCGAGTGCATCCAGGTTTGTAAGCGTGTTGTCTTGTAGAGTCTGCATCGCGGTGACCATTCCTTGAAGTCTGGCTATCGCGGTTAGCGCGGTTGCCAAATCCGTAGGAGCCGATCCGGCCGAGCCGCCACGGCTGGTTGCGCCAACCGATGGCTGGACGATGGGAGTGTTGCCACTGAACCCGATTGGTCCAGTGAACTTCACGCCCCCGGTGGACTGGCTGATTTGGATTGGTCTTACGACCTGGACCCCTGTTGTGGGATTTTTCAGGTCAACGAACCAGTTCCAAGCCGTGTCACAGCCCCAGGCGTACTGGATGATTCCGGCATCGGTTTTCGCGACGATTTCCGCAGAAGTTCCAGTAGCAGCCCATAAGTTCAGCGCGGCGTCTCCGCTATCCGGATTGATGTCTAGACCGCCAAGTCGAAGCGTTCCGATTCCACGACCGACGATGCAGACGTTTCCAGCCATGGCCCCTGCAACTGTGAATCCACCCGTTCCAGGGCTTCCGCCAAGGAGAAGAACCTGACCACCGGCTGCGTTCATCTGGAAGGTCGGGAACCCCGGATTGTTGCGGACAAGCTTTCCGCCGTGGATTGTTACGGCACCAGCGTATGATGAATCGGACTGGTAAGGTATATCGACGGCTTCCAGGTCAATCTTGGAAAGGTCGAGTCCGTCGGTGTTGGCCGTCGCGATGATGTGCAATCCGATATGGGCGTTTCCACCGCTACCGGATAGATCGGTTCCAACAAGACCGCCGTTTTCAATCGCGGTTCCGTTGCCCATCCCGGAACAGTTTGCAACCGTGTCAATCAACGAATTAACCATGTAGTTGAACCGAACGGCAGAGCCGCACGTCGATCCAGCATGGTTGTTCCACACGTTCACATCGACCATGCACGAGTTCAAGCAGTCAGGGAACGCCGTTCCGGTCCAATCGCGGCCAAAGCTGGAAACGATTCCAGTCGTGGACCCTTTGATTCCGAAGCCCAAGAAGCTGCTATAGAACGCAGCGCCACCCGTGGCCGAGCATTGCACAAGATGCTGAGGCGAGCCTGTGCAGGCGGACACATCGATTATGGTTTGCCCGTTTCCGGCTCCGGTAAGCGTAATTCCGTTGTTCGCAACGAGAGCCAAATCCCAAATCAGCTGTGCGCCGCTGACCTTGAAGGTGCCTGCAGGCATTCTGCCCGGGATGCCCGTCGCCACCATCGCCGCCCAAAAACTGTTCAACGCCGCGGTAGAATCATTGGTGCCAGTCGGATCGGCTCCGAAGTCGACAACGGGGTCCCACCACGATTGCGTTTTCCGAGATGCCTTCGACATCGCAGGCAGCTTCATGGCCAGGAATGGGGCCGATGGGTGCGTCTGGATGCTGGACGAAGTGATGGTGGTCTGACCGTTAGCCAGCGTGATGACGAAGAGTGGAATGCATCCAGCGGTAGGTGCCGGAGCGGTCTGTGAGCCGGTAGGAGCGCTGGCACCAGGCACGAGTTCGATTGCCAGGGTGCGCGTGCGCCGGGTCGCCGATGACGTGCCAGAGCCAGCCGGACCGCTGAACGGGACTTGCCAGTTGGACGAATTGAAGAACGACAGGATATTGAAATCACTATCGGCCTCGGACGGAGCCGCCTGCACGAGCCAGGACTGCGAATATCCAGCCGTCGTCGGTGGCGCAAGCGTCAGCGAAACGGCATCAGGAGACCAATACGCTTTCGGAACGCTATGGGCTGTATCAGCCGGAATGCTTCCGAGAGCGGTCCCTAAAAGTGGAGTTACCTTCCATGCAACGCCAGCCGACACACTGACGGAGAGCGAGGCTGGAGAGGTAGGCGAGCATGCGAACGCGTCCACGATCGGATCGTTTCCGAGGATGGTCGATGCCAACAGGCCGTCGCTGACCATGGCGGCTCCGAAGCCGCTCATTACGTCAACCGTCGAGGTGATCGCGCCCTCCCACAGCGTGGGCATCTGCGTCGTGAAAGCTGCTGTCATGGGATGGTTACCTCATTGATGCGCGGCGTCTCACCCGTTTGGGCGGCCGCTGTTGATTGGCATCGAAAGAAAAATCGGGTGCGTTACGCTATTGGAACGCCGGAATCGAGGGCGTCAACATCCAGGGTGAAGAAGCGTCCTACGCCTGGAGTGCCGGTTGGTGGGTTGATAATGCGGACCCAGACATCAGTGCCGAAAGCCTTTGTCTGCTGAACGGTGTTATAGATGTCCTCATCGTTCACACTGGAAGCGGTGACAGACTGGTTGGACCAGTAGGCATTTCCGACACCCCATCCGCCTGCAAGTGTTCCCCAGCCAGCCAGGCCAGCGAATGAGCCTGTCGGCGGCAACGGTCGGTAAGCGGTGATGAAGGCTTGATGTGGGAGCTTTTCATTGCCCCATGCTCCCATTGCGCCCCAATACGAACCGGCACCCCATCCGCCAGTGTCCTGGGGACGCCAGGGCTCAACCATCACCGGCTCATATCCGGTCATGTCAAAGAGCGCTTGCCGGATTGCTTCGCGTGTGGCGCGAGGCCGGAAAATCGAATAGCGGATACGGGCTCGATACGCGTCGTCCGTTTCCATAGGCTTGCGAGGGAGCGTGTTTCCGAGGAAGTCCTTGGCAGCCGCATCCAGGAAGAACCCTGTTGCGGTTGAGATGCGCGCTTGCTGCATCACGAATGCCAGTACTTGGAAAGCCCAAGCCTGACCGGCAGCCGCACCAGCCAGCATCGAATCCAGGTTTGGTGAGTTCGACGGCTGGCCAACAGGCGTGTTCGGAAACCATGTGTCAGGAACCAGCGCCCGCAAACGAGCCGCCAGATCCGCCGTAGTGAAAGTTACTGCGGATGTTTGCGGCATTGGCTTAGCTCACTGCTACGGTGGCGATGCGGATCACTTGCCCGGTTGATGCCACGAGGTCGGATGTTCCACCGTTTATTGTGATTACCGCATTCGTGATGTCAGAACTTGCCTGATAGACAACCGACGCGAGTTTCGTGAACGGTAACGTTTGCCCTTCACCGAGCGCGGCGACGTAAGCGGCAATAGCGTTCTGGACTGCGGCAATCGGCTTAGTGACGCCGGTCGGAACGGTTAGCGTCACGGTGATTGTAACGGACAGCACGGATGCACGGTGGACAATCGGCTTTACAGTGAACGCCCGTACTTGGTCGACCGCCGTATAGACGGATGCAAGAACGTTATCAGGAGTGTCTCCAGAGCCGTCGTCAACGATTGCGATGAACTGCCCTTGGCATGCGGCCCCGGTTTCGTCGACGTTCTCCTGAAGGTTCCAGGAGAGCCCTTGCTGCACCGAGCCTATAGCAGCATTGATTGCGGCTTCGGTAGCCTTGGCGAGACCAGCAACCCAGTTCACGAACCGAGCGCGCAAAGCATTATCGCTTTCAGCATCAACTCCGTTGGCGAATGGTGCGCCGTTGTCGCAGTATGTGATGGCATCCATGCCTGAACCTGGCAGCGAAACCGCATTAGCCGTCACGTTCCCGATTGTTCCCGGTGTCGTGCAAACGACTTGAACCGTGATGGTGGCCGTTCCGGGCGGGATTATGAATCCGCCTCTTGGTCCGGTGGATGGTGAGAAGCATGGATTGCTCGGGTCAGCTATGATCTCGAAATCGAGGGATAGGTCACCAGTCCGTGCGAGAGAGCCGACGAGGATGGTCGCTGCTGAGACAGGAGAGAGCCTGGAGATGGTAACCGGTCCGGATGACGGGACGGCCGCAAGCCTAGGTGGAGACATGCCGAAGTCGGCTATGAAGCTGTCAACGTCAGAGCCGGAGGAAGTGGCAAGCCGCGTCATCCAGAGGACTAGGAGAGCCACGGTCTGCGCGTGAAGGACAATCGCACCGTTGGCTTCGAGAGCCGCACGGAGGACGGACCCGACTTCGAGATCCAGGTTGTCAACGTCAGATGAGGCTTGCGCCTGTGCGGCCTGGATTTGCATCAGGCCATCGAAGTCAATTAGTGGGAGTGTCGCCATTTTATTTACTTTCCCACTGTGAATGAAAGCTGATTGCTATCATCCGACAAATCCACATAGACGATGGACACGGACATGATGGAGTTCGTAGGTTCGAAGCTCACATCGATGGAAACAACGGATTGCACCGATGATTCCATGTCCATCTGCTCCTGGATTACTCCCTGGACTTGCCCAACGTTGGCCGGACCGCCGATGAATGAACCGAGTCCGCCGCCATAATCAGGGTGCCAGATGTAGCTGCCGTGAGGGGTCATTAGACGCCTGATGATTCGCTGTGTCGTAAGGTCTGCACCCGAAACCAGCTCGAAATCCCCAGCCGGAGACACAAGGATGTCGCCGCCCCAGATGTGAGCGATTGCCACCGTTGCCATGGTATTTTACTCCGGGTCTATGGCGTTTGGAGGACCGCTGGTCCCTGAGCCGTTCTGCACACTTGTGTGTCCATGACTGTTATGGTTTCCACGCAACCTATCTAGGCTTCCGTGCTTGTCTGAGATGTCGCCTCCGCCGCCACCGGATGCAGCCGCCGCGTTTATGCTCCCGTTGACGGTCAGGTTGCCGAACTGGATGGTGTTGCCATGGTGCTCGATGTCGCCATAGATGAACCACTTGCCACCGCTTCCGTGTATGGTCAGACCGCCTGGAAGGGAAACGATGAACTCGCCGGACTGCGCTGGCTTCCCGGTTGCCGGACTGTTCGCTGGCATCGCGCCTTCTGACGGCTGGCGGCTGTCGATAACCCAGTCCTCGTGGTCACCAGCGATCGGGCTGATCTTCACTTGGTCGCCAACGGTTGGCGGTGCGGAGATTGTAACACCACCCCCAATTGCCAACGCATCGAAATTTGCCCAGAT